AAGTGAGGACGCGCCTGCAGAAGGCGCAAGCCTACGTCGACGAAGCTAAGGAAGTGCTCAACCTCTCCCAGTGGGAGATAAAGGTCCAGGACTACCCATCCGCCGATGACGCTTATGCCGACATCGAACCACACGACTACCTATGGCACGCCAAGCTCCGCCTCTCAGAGGACTTCTGGAAGGAAAAACCTGAGGAGCAGGCCAAGATCATTGCCCATGAGCTCCTGCACCTGCACTATGCCGGTGTAGAGCGGATTATCAACCACCTAGAAGCCACGCTTGGGGGTCCAGCCCATGAGTTGCTCTCTAAGTTCTGGGATATCGAGGTGGAGCGGGCAGCAGATGCCCTATCCGGTCCAGTAGGGGGCCTACTCCCTACGCCAAGCTTCTAGGAGATTGTAACAATGCCAAAAACCAGGATGTTGAACCCCGATAACGCAAAAGCAAACGCAAAAGTAAAGATAAGCCCACTCAAGAACAAGAAGGCCGGAGCTGGCGCATTTGCTTATGCTGGCACCAAGGTCACAAGCGTGCCCCCGTCTGAGGCCCGACGCCGAGCCAAGGAAGCTGCAAAGTATGCTATCCCTCTGGCAGCAGTCGGTGGCGCGGCCCTGTTCTCCCTAGTTAAGAATACCAAACGATAATGCCGATGGTAGAAGGGAAGAAGTTCCCATACACAAAGAAGGGCATGGCAGCAGCCAAGAAGGCCCAGGCCAAGCACGAAAAGACCGAGGGCAAGATGGAGCGCGAGGTCGAGTACGGCAAGAAGAAGAAGGGCAAGAAGCGTGCCCGGTAAGCCAGGGCTGTACGCCAACATCAACGCCAAGCGCAAGCGCATAGCCGCTGGCTCTGGCGAGAAGATGCGTAAGCCAGGAAGCAAGGGGGCCCCTACGGCCAAGGACTTCAAGGATTCGGCAAAGACCGCCAAGAAGAAAAAGCGGTAAATCTGAGTAACAAAAAATTCGCCCGCTTCGCGGGCTAGGAGGAGAAAAGGAAATGGCTGCACCAAGGTTCAAGAGCGGAGTTAGCCGCAAGCGAGTAATCAAGGGATCAATCGGTGGTGGCGGAAAGCTTGGAAACCTTTCCCGCAAGACGACCGGAACGACCACGACCCCGACCACAACGACACCGACCACGTCGACGCCGGTAGTACCGGACTTCACGACAAACCCACTTATTCCGTGGGATAACAATACGCCAATCGGCCAGCTCTTCAACCAGGGCATGGTCAAGCTCCCGAGCCTCAACCCTGTGACGAACGGTCTCGACCCTCGCCTGCAGATGGTGGCAGGGGATAGCACTCGTGAGCGAATGGAGACGTACAACCGAATCGCGGCCGCCAAGCGACCCGCCACCAATCCAAGCGATCCACGCATCTTGAAGACTGGCGTTTCAGGAGACAGCATGCGCGAGCGCATGGACTCGTACAACCGCATTGCCTCCGGCCGTTCACCTCTTCAGCGCCCACTCCAGCTCTCCCGCATGACCGGGACGCAGCGTGGGTCTGCAGTCTCACGAGCCGGCTCAGCTGCACTTCGTGGTCGAGCTGCTGCTAGCCGCTCAACTGCACGAGCTGCTGCGGCCACGCCAACTGCGTCTCGTTCGACATCTCCGGCCGTTGCTACGGCCCGAGCTGGTGCGGCCGCAGTGAAGCGAACTGCACCAGTGCCAGTTGGTGCCAAGAAGAAGGTCACCACTGCCAAGAAGCCAGTCGTTGCTTCTCGCTCAACTGGGCGAGTCGCTCTCTAACCCTTTTCCCCTTGGGGGCGGGCTCGCTGCTGGGTCCGCCCCCACCTATTCGAGGTGTTGATGCCAAAACCGCGGGATTACCGTAAGGAGTACGATTCGTACCATGGTAGGCCCGAGCAGGTCGAGAACCGCTCGTCGCGCAACAAGGCGCGTCGTAAGGTCAAGGCCGCTGTCGGAGAAAGCAAGATCCGCGGTAAAGATATCGACCACAAGAATGGGAACCCAAAGGACAACCGCAAGTCTAACTTGCGAGTAATGTCAAAGTCGAAGAACCGGAGCAAGAAGTAATTGGCAACGTTTAAGTTCGGCCGCGACATCAATATCCACTGGAACGGCTATGACATCAAGGGACCGGCCGATACAGTGTTCTCGATCCCAGACCAGCTCTACGAGGAGTTTGAGGGGGATCTGCGTGGCGCTGAGCCGACGCTTACCTGGATTGACACCAACGAGTTCCTGACGCTCACCAACGCGGTATCCGTCACCTCACTCGACGGAGTGTTCCCGATCTCAGTGTCGACGACGTCAGTCGGAAAGAACGTGGCGATCTCCTCCGCGTCCGCATCTGATGGTTACGTCCTCACGGCAAACGGATCTGGCGGCGTTGCATGGGAGCCTCTCCCTGGGGACGCTACCGGAATCACCAACATCATTGGCACATCTCCGATCTCGGCGCAGGTCAGCGGAACCTCCGCCACGATCAGCCTGACCGCTAACTACCAGACGGCCGGAAACTACCAGGTAGCAGGAAACTACGTATCAAGCGTAAGCGCTACCGCCCCAATCACGGCATCGATCTCTACGGCCGGTTTGCTGACCGTTGGTATCAACGCATCTCAAACGAGCGCCGCTAGCGCCGCAGCGACCAGAACCGAAATCAGGAATAATAGCGGTGCTACGCTGCTCAAGGGTCAAGTAGTATACCTGTATGGATCGAGCGGCCTAGTCCCCACAGTTAGACTGGCCCTTGCCGACAGCGACCTTACCTCGGCAAACACGTTTGGTATCGTAGAGAACGATATTAGCAACAATTCCAACGGATATGTCACAAACGTTGGAAAACTAGGCTCTCTCGATACGTCCGGACTTACTGATGGTGTTGCACTGTGGCTTTCTCCAACTGTTGCCGGTGCATTCCAGACAACGAAGCCGACAGGACCGAGCCACGGCGTACTCGTAGGATTTGTCATCAAGGGCGGATCTGTTGGCGCTGGCGAGATATATGTCTACATAAAAAACGGCGCAGAGCTTGACGAAATCCACGACGTCAATATATCTGGCCTCGCAAATGGCCAGGCCTTGATCTGGAGCTCAACTGCGTCTGTCTGGCAGAATAAAGTACTCCCTGTCGCTTCCGTAAGCGCGACATCGCCAGTGAGCGCATCCACAGACACAGCTACCGGCGCCGTTTCGCTTTCAATCGCGGCAGGATCAATCAACTCGTCTCACATAGCGGATAACGCCATAGTTTCGGCCAAAATCAACGCCGGAGCAGTAGACACGGCTAAGATCAGCTCTGGGTCGGCTACGAGCGGAACCCTGCTCACAGCAGATGGTGTAGGTGGAGTTGCATTTACGGCTTTGCCAGCAGTTCAAAGCGATGAATACCTAGCATATATTTACTTCAACTGAGTAGGAGAGCATAATGCCAACAAGGACGGAAAAGAACTTTGGGCAGGCTAACCAGGTATCCTGGGGAGCCCCGACGCAACTTGTAGCATCTTCAGCAAATCGCAGAAACATTGCCGTAAACGTTTCTGCTCGTACGGCCGCACACGTCGGACTTGCTACGTTTACTTCTGCTCCAATCCAGGCAGGCAGTTCATCGTACGCTTCTATAAACGCTGCAGATGGCGGCTCAGCTACTCTTGCCAGCGCGAAGGCGGTCGCGGTAAACCAGGCAAAGAATAAGTTCATAGCAATGAGCGCCGCAAACGCTATTGTCGGTTCAATAGATTACTCCTCAGGAAATTTCTCAACGACACTTACTGCTACGTCAACTGTTGACTTGGCACAGCTTGGTGCCGGCCTTGGGATTGACTCAAACGCCGGAGCATATAACTCACAGGACTCATGGTCCATACCTGCAGTGTTTATTGACGACTACAGCGTACTGGCGTACTCTCCTGAGACCATAACTAGTGCCACGTCAACAGAGGATAGACTAGTCGGCCTAACGATTGACGCGAGTGGTGGAGTAACTAAAACGCTTAACTATTACCGAAATGCCGACGAAGCGACATCCTCAAGTGCCCAATACAGGGGCGTATATTCCCTACAATATGGATACGGATACTCAGTAGACGGAGAAGGCACTGACACAACTATTACGTCAGGAGCAGTTGGACTCGGGATAAGGACGTTTGCCGGTGCTACAATATCTGGATCAGCAATATCACAGACTGGTACAATTTGGTGGGACCTTGATGGAACGGCCGGAAAGACCAGCGGACAGCTGCAGAACTTCTTCTCCGTGTCGGATTACAACAGCAAGTACGATATATTTGCTATCTGCAGTCCAACGACCACTGCAAATCCATGGCTAGGTGCTGTATCGACCGGTGGCACTGGAGTATTTGCTTCAAATAGGCCAACAATCCCATCTACTGTCGCTCCGGCAGGCTTCAGGATCGTTGCGAATAACGGAACGAACGGAGCCAGCAGAAGCTTCATGGACGGAACAACAACGTACCCTAGCGCACCGACTGGAATCTCTCCAAATGCGTCCAGTAGCTCAGCTCCTACAGTATCTTCACTCAAGTTTTCACCCAATGGTGAATATCTTGCAGCCACATACACATCTAGCGGAAATACAGCAATCTATGTCCGTCAAAACGACGGTAGCTGGGTGCACACGTATACAGTAAACAATTCAGCTGCCCCGGTAAACTCTGGGGGGCCAAGCCAAACTGCATGGTCCGCTGACAGCACAACAGTGTTCTTCGCCTCAAACGGCCAAGCTGCAAGTAGAAACATTACTGGGTTCCAGGGCGCCCCAGGAGCAATACCTGTTGCTGGATATCTTAACTTCAAAAATAACTACACAACATACGCTGGATTCCCGGGGTTGATGGGCGTTGCAGGAGCAATAGACTGTCCATCTATAACCGCTAACCCACTAGCAGTATCGTGGACGCATTCAGCGAGCAACGTCGGAATTGTTCTGATCGGGTCCGTAATAGACGGATCTGGAAAGAATATGCTCATCGCAGCTTCGACTGAGAACTTTGATCTGGGAACTGGCGTATACGGACTTGCTGGATTTGAGGCCAACATCAATGTTGCCGCAGGAACTACTGGAGCTCAGCCAGGCTACATAAACAGCGTAATGTCAGCTACAAAGCTGACTGCTGGGGAGACAATCCAAGTATCTAACATCGTGCTGGAATCCGGCGAATCTCTCTACATCTCTTCAAGCGTCGACGGCGGAATAGATGCCGTTGCATATGGTGTGGAGATTAGCTAGTGACTAGCAAAAGAATCCTCGGTAGCCACGCATCTGTAGGGGCGATCCCTTACTACAATGGGTCTCCGAGCTTTTCAGCAACAGGCGCTGGATCAGCATACCAGGTTCTCTCTCTTGATTCAACTGGTAAAATCCCAGGTTGGAGCAGCCTAGAAGGAGCAAAGCTGGTTTACGCCTCATCCGGGTCGGTTGATGCAGTGATCACAAACCTTCCTACTCACTACAACGATATCGTCATTAGAGCATACGGACTAAGCACAGCACCGACGTTCGACACGTGGACATACCGCTCGGCCAACGGAGCAACAGGAACTCTCGGTACGACACTCTATCAAGCCTATTACGGCATAGACCAGGACAGCACATTTACAACTACGACTATTGCCGGGGCATCTAATAACCTGTCCTCAATAAGTCTTGTTAATCTGTGGAGTACCGCTGCAACGTACGGAGCAGCTGTTGAATTCAAAATACTAGATTATGCAAATGCATCAGGAATAGCATCTGCTGATAAGCCGCTGATCGGAATGACACACAATGCTCCAGGAAGTAGTACGATCCAAGGTTTTAAGGTCTGGAACGGCCGGGTAGCACTCCCGAACTCGACAGATGTTATTACGGGATTCACAGTCAACGTTGCAGCAGCAACCCAAGTATACGTTTACGTAACGAGGTAGCATGGAACTCTACAAAGTAATAGTCGATGCCTCTACCGGTGAAATAACCCATGTAGAACTTACTCAGGATGAAATTGACGCCAAGGCTGAGTTCCTTGCTAACATAGAAGCAGAAGAAATTGCCAGAAAAGAGAAGGAAGCTGCAGACGCTGCTGCTAGGCAGTCGGCCAGAGGCAAACTTGCAGCCCTTGGGCTGACTGAAGAAGAAATATCAGCAATCTTGGGGGCATAGTGGAAGAAATCGAGCAAGACTGTGGCTGCTAGGCTGAAGATACGCTCTCAGCTACCGCTGATCGAGCGAGGTGGCGTACTAGACGACTGCGGACCGTCCTCGTGCGCTGCAGCAGTATCCTGGGTGCTCTCCAAGGAGATTACCGCCAAGGAGGGTGTAGCCGCCAAGGAGAAGGCCACAGGGCGCAAGGATAAGCCTGGCGTTGCCGATAACGCGACAGACCTCTCAGAGATCATCAAGACCTGCAAGGTCCTAGGCGCCAACGGCCGATGGGCAAGAGACTGGGACGACGTCATTAAGAGCCTCAAGGCCGGTGCGGCTGTGGTCATCAACGTCCAGGCCGCACGATTCTATCCACCACAGGCGATCAGCGCCTGGCACAAGCGTTTTATCGGCCGACATGCCGGAGCAACGTATGGACACATGACGGCAGCAGTCTGGGACGAAGAATACGGATTCCAGTTTGCCGACCCAACGTTCTCTGGCGTCAAGGCTGAGAAATATGCCTGCCTCGTCTCCGAGAAGGAGCTCAAGGCAATCGCATCAAGCAAGGGTGAAGCTCCGTACAAGCGGTGCGTCATCATCAAGAAGTAGGAGAATCATGAGCGAAGATAACAAGGCAATACTCGCATCCTGGGGCCGATCATTCCTGGCAGCATGCCTCGCGCAGTTCATTGCGCTTGGTGGCGGCGCCTTCGACATCAACAAGGACGGCTGGAAGTCAATCGTCGCAGCTGGCGTTGCCGCTGTGGTACCTGTCGTGATCCGCTGGCTCAACCCAAAGGATTACGCATTCGGCCGCATGGAGCTTGGTGAGTAATATCAACCTGGCCCCGGTTCTTACCGGGTGCCATGTGTGCAGGAGCCCCTTTGCCGACATGATCGGCAAGCGAATGAAGGAGGGGCTTCCGGACACCAAGATCAGCGCCTGGCTCGAGTCGGAGGGCCAGTACTTCAGCAGGATCACTCTAGGCAAGCACCGCAGGGAGCATCTCACTACCGACTTCGAGAAGGCGAAAGCCGATGCGGTCAAGATCATGGAGAAGCGAAAGAAGACGCTTAAGCCTACGGCCGGTGTCGACCTGGCCTCTCTGGTCAGGGACTACACGTTCTCGGCTGTTGAATCGGGCGAGCTGGTCCCAACGCTCTCAGAGGGACTCAGGGCCCAGGAAATCTTGGACAGGCGTCAGGAGAAGGGCGCAGACAGGGACCTAGCATTTACGCTCGCAGCGATCCTTGGTGGATCGAGCGTAGTCAATGGCACCGCGACACTCGTGGAGCCCAACGAAATAGTGGAGGTTATAAGTGGCGAGAACAGCAGCTTGGCAGCGCAAGGAGGGGCAGAACCCGAAGGGCGGCCTGAACGCGAAGGGGAGAGCCTCCTACAAGGCCCAGACGGGCGGGACGCTGAAGGCCCCAGTGAAGAGCGGGGACAACCCGCGGAGGGCATCGTTCCTAGCTCGGATGGGGAACATGCCGGGACCGGAGAGGGACGAGAAGGGTCGTCCTACGCGACTTCTGTTGAGCTTGCAGGCCTGGGGCGCTAGCAGCAAGGCTGACGCCAAGGCAAAGGCCAAGAAGATGAGCGAGCGACTCAAGAATAAGAAGAAGGGAAAGAATGATTAAGGAAGGCAAGCTTCTTATTGACGAGAGCGCTATAGGGCTTCTAACTGAACCTCGGGCCAACACAAACATTCCAAGGTTCGTACTTCCGTCAGAGGGGTTCTCTGGTCGACGGTGGCGAAACTACAAGCCAACCAGCGGTATGCCAGAGACGCCGTTTAGCTCTTTCAATGCAATATCAACGTATACTCCCAGCCCATACTCGCTGAATAGCATTCGCTACCAGAGCAATAAGTCTAGGTGAGTCAACTTAGTGGACAAACCGCTATCGACCTGGCTCGCGGCCGCAGTGATATCGAGTTCTTTGCTACTCGCTGGCTCGGTATCAACGGCAACCCAGGCCAGATCAGATGGTGGAAAGCCTGCGCAGAGCGAGCTGAGGATGGCTACAGGCCACGGTACCTCACGACCGCTGTATCCGCTGGCAACCGTGCCGGGAAGACGCTCGCGATGGCAGTGGTATGTCTCCATCATGCGATCTATAAACTCGGCATACGCCCGCCGACGCCTGGCAGTCGAGAAGACGCTCAGCGGTGGATCAGCGATCCGTATGAATGGTATCACGTCGGAATCCAGCAGGAGACTGCTGAGCTCGTACACCGCGAGATCTCGATGATCTTGCAGGGCGTCCACCCGGCCCAGAAGGGCCAGGGATGCCCGCTAACCAAGGAGCTCGGCAAGATTGCCGACTTTGAGAAGCGATATCGAGGGGAGTACCTGTGGGTGAAGTTCAGTCCGATCTTGGGCGGGGCCAGCATCCACTTCCGAACGACCCAGGACAAGGCGAAAGCGCTCCTGGGCAAGGACATGAACGGAATCTCGTTCGACGAGGCAGCTTTCGAGCCGCACTTGGTAACGATCTACCAGGAAGTTCTGAACCTACGTCGTCTCTCGACCGGAGGTCCTCTTCATTTCATCGGAACTCCAACGGAAGGTTTCAACGACTACTCGGACCTGTGGGAAATGGGAAACCCAGAAAATCCCAACCGGGACCCGCAATTTATCAGTTTCCGGATGTCAACACGAGACAACATCGGTTTCGGCTTGAAGCAGCAGGACTTCGACGCAGTAGTGCGCCAGCAGGCGGAGTATCTAATTCCGCAAAACGTGGACGGCTACTTCATAGAATCCCGTAAGGCCTTCTTCTCATCACTGGGTGTGGAGGCCTGTTTCGACAGCTCGATAGAGTTCGAGGAAGCGCCAAAGTCGGCTCACCGTTACGTCCAGGGTTGTGACCCTGGCATCTCGTCCGACGCAACATGGGCGATCACACTCGATATCACGAACCGCAAGATGATGCGGGGCGTTCGAGCCAGGAAGCGCGGTGGGAAGCAGACAATTACCGCAGTCGTGAATATGGTCCGGGAAGGGCACCTGCTCTACAGCTCGGGCGCACAGTGCACGACAATCGTGGACTCCACCGGCATGGGCGGCAAGCTCTTCCGCGAGGAGTTCTCAATCATCAAGCCCCTCCGGGATTTCGATTTCGGCGGGACCAAGTCGAAGAAGCTAGAGCTTCTAAACGACCTCAAGGCAATCGTCGACCGGGGGAACCTGAAGTTCCCACGAGGCGGAGTATGGGAGGACCTAAGAAGGCAGATGCTTGCTTACAAGCTTGAGGACAAGCGAATCGAGCAGGATGCCGTCATGGCCCTCGCAATCGCCGTGCGATACGCGATTAGGAATCCCGAGAAGGCTGTCGCAAATATGGCCTTCTCCTACTTTGGAGCTGCTGAATAATGGCTAAAGTTAGAGGAATACCAAAGACGTACGTCAATGGCGAAGGCGTACCAGGGCAGTACACGACTGACCCAGATGTCGCTACGCCGGCGCAGATTAAGGCACTTGGGGATGCGCTTGACAAAGCGAAGCGTATATCCAAGGGTGAAGTCATTGTCGAGCGCATGCCGCAGGCCGGCAAGGGGATCAAGACCCAGACGTCCGCTCAGATTGCCCGCGAGATTAGAAAGGCAGCTCCTTCTGGTCCGGCAAACACTGGCGTTCCTGGCGATATCGTCACCTCTCCGTCCGTCGTCAACGTTTCCTACGGTGGCAAGGTCAAGCCAATCAACAAGAAGTATACGCCGCTTGACATCGACAAGCTCACACCAGAGCAGCAGAATGCTGTCAAGATGCTCCAGAAGTCAATGGAGATGCTGGACATCAACCCTCAGGAGAGCGAAGAGTTCAAGCTTTACGGAGAGATCCTCACTCGCAAGCAGCAGCTGGAGCCAGAGCAGAACCGACTCCGCAGCATGTTCCGACGGTTCGACCGGATGTACCATCCGGATACTAT